TCATGGCTAAAGATGTGTGCGAGTCAGAAGCAAAGAAGGCAGTTGAGTGGCTTGAGAAATGAATATACTTACGAAAGCATCTAATTTCGCGAAGAGTGCTTTTGCTTTTGTGAAAGCTGGGTTGCCATGTGTGGACGAACGAGAGATCGCTAGGAGGCTACGCATCTGCGCCGATTGCCCGAACTTCGATGTTGAAAAGTATGGTGGTGCTGGGGAGTGCAAGATTTGCGGGTGCAACATGGAGATCAAAACAATAATGGCTACGGAGAGTTGTCCTGCAGCGAAATGGTAGATGCCGTACAACAAGTATTGAAGATTGCCGAGGCAGTCAGGGCAGAAGCGGATCGCGATGACCGCATGGGCTTGCTGTATGCGGCAAAGTACATTCTTGCTAATGTCGCGACTGGAGGCGTGAAATCTAGCGTGGTTCTAGACGAAAAGGTTTCCAAAAGTGTGGTCATGCAATTTGTCCAGTCATTGCTGGAGGCGGACCATTTTGAAGCTGCGGCGACGATTCTGTGGGGTCCAAGCGTTTATGACTGGCGACCTCGTTCAGCGCAGGACACATGGAGATGTTTATTTAGTTACGACAAGTTGCTGGTGCAGGGAGCAGGCGCAATGGGCAAAACATTTAATGCCGCCGCATGGTTTTTGCTAGATTGGATGCGTGACCCAGAGTACACCTGTATCAAAGTTGTTTCATTGACCGAACAACACGCTCAACGAAATGTTTTTGCGGCTATCAAGACATTTTATCGTACTGCTCTGGTTAAGCCAGAGTACAAAGGCGAATCAGACTTGGTAAAGTCGATTCAGGTGAACGACGATGACAAGAACGGAATCCATCTCGTTGCTATTCCGAAAGGTGATGCAGGAACTGGAACGCTTCGAGGATTCCACCCTAGTCCACGCCAGAAACCGCATCCGAAGTGGGGAGCGATGAGCCGAACCCATGTTGTTCTGGACGAAGCTGAAGAAATCCCTGCTGGCGTTTGGGAGGGTCTACAAAACATCCTTTCTGCCGCCGATACGACAAGTAGCAGAGGACGCATTAAAATTTTCGGCGCATCTAACCCAAAGGACAGGAATAGTGAATTCGGAAAGAGGTGCGAGCCTGTCGGTGGATGGTTGAGGGTAGACTGCGAGGAGGACTTTGAGTGGACTAGCCGCGAGGATTGGCACATCCTCCGATTGGATGCTGCCCGATGCGAAAATGTAACGAATCGCAAGATCGTGTTCCCCGGCTTCCAGACCTACGAGGGTTTCATGTCCTACGAGGCGAGAGGAAAGACTGCCGAATACTACACGATGGCAAGAGGGTTTTTCCCGCAGGAGGGTGTGGCAATGGCAATCATCACGCCTGCAATGATGGATAATTCAATGGGGCAAGTACGCTTTATTGGTCCTGTAGTAGGTCTAGCAGCGTTCGACTTGGCGTTGGAAGGTAAAGACCAAGTTGTGTGTTCCTACGGCAGATTTGGGCTATCTGACGGGTGGACTCCGATGGATGGCAAGTTTAGAGAGTTTAAATCACCAAAAGTCGTTCTTCAGCTTGATTCGCAAATTAACTTTCCTAAACGAGCGACACTTGAGCAGGCAGATGCAATTATGAATTTCTGTAAGCAGATGCGAATTGGACCGGGTTGGTTGTCTGTTGATCGGACAGGCAACGGATCGGGAATCCATGACGCATTATGTAGCTTATTTGGCAAAGATGTGATGGGAGTTAACTATTCTTGGGCAGCATCCGAGACTCATGTGTTAGGCGACGATTCGCAACGAGCAAACGAACTTTACTCTGGGGTGGTTACCGAGTTGATATTTGGATTAGCAAAGTATCTTGAATTTGAGTTTCTTAAAATATCACCTTCGTTTCGTACTGAAGAATTAGTCAGACAAGCAACTTCGCGACGATATAAACAAATTGGTCAAGGATTAGTTCGTGTCGAAAGTAAAGGAGATTATACAAAGCGCACTAGACAAAATAGTCCTGACCAACTTGACTCATTAAGTTTATTAGTTTACTTAATGCGCCAGCGAGGTGGAGCAGTTGCAACTATGACAGAACAAAAGCCAGAACACTATCGTGAAAAAAAACTTTCCTCAATTGAAGCAATGGAGTATGTTGATTTTTCCGACTAACTGCTAACTTTTTTATACATGGCACAACCCATAGATGGATTAATCCCGCCCGGCGGATGGCATTACTGGCAAGGAGATGTTAAGCTCGATGGATATAGCTTGGAAAATTTATACAAAGTTGTTCAAGACTATCGTGCAGAAAACCATCTTTCTATTGGTGATGTGCATGGCGATGTTAACAGTTATCTCTGCGGCAACTTTCCTCGCAATTGTCATGGGGTTGATTCGGTTGTTGTCGTTAGCGTCGATCCGCCAACCAGACAGAACGAATTGCTTAACGATATTACAGTCTGGGCAAAAAATATTTTATTAAGTCAAAAGCCGATCAAGATGGTTTCTGACGAACTTGCAGAAGCTAGGGCATTGACCTGCATGAAGTGTCCTCGAAATGCCGTATGGAAGCAGGGTTGTGGAAGTTGCATAACTGCAACGGAGCGATTGACTGCAAGCATTAGGCAGGGTCGAGACACTCGTTCTACAAAGAAGTTAAAAGGTTGTGCATCACTTCGACATGACAATCGAGCAGCAGTTTTCTTTGACAAAGAGCATTTTGAGGTCACAAATAGTGTTCCGCAAAATTGTTGGCTGAAAATTTAATTATGGCAAATTTTAACGATCCATTACCTGTAGAGGTTATAAATACATTTGCAACTAAAGCACCTAGAACGCTTGAAGCTGGAGATAAGAATACTAAATCTCGGCTCAATATGGTTATGCCGGGGGTCAATCAGACCGACGAAGTTGTCAATGAAGAGACGCTAGAAGTTAAGCGCACATTCCGAAATGCCGAGCAGGCTTATTCAGCTTATCGTCGCTTGAAGCAACAGAATGTTGAAAGGAATCGCAAAAATGCACTCATCCAAAAGAAACTAAATAATGAACCTCCATATTCTGCGAAAAAGCTGGAGAGCATGGGTCAGAATTGGCGAAGCAATCGCCCGACCGGGTTCCTATCTACAATGGTTTCGCGAATTCAGTCACCTTTCAAACAGGTGATTCAATCCAGCACTAGTCTTACTTTTACGAAGTATCCCGCACAGGGAGTTGATGCAGAAAATAAAACTGACATTTTTCGCGAAGAGATTACAAAGTGCATTCGTTCGTGGAAAGGTCACGATGACATTGTATCGCAGATCGTGCATGAAAACACAGTCTTTGGCTTTACTGCACTTACATGGGACGATCCTCGCGACTGGAAACCAGAGTTCTGCCGTCAGGATTATACCTTCTTCAGCATAGAGACTCCGCAGGAGGTCGAAGCAACTCCGATCTGGGCGCGGAAACGCCGATATCAAATTGCAGAATTGCTTCCGATATTGGAAGACCCAGAAACTTCTGCTTTGGCTGGGTGGAATATTCAAAATTTAGTAAAGGCACTAAACAATGCAACTCCTGCTGGTCGTACTTTGGATTCCGATGATGATGCTCGCCGGGTTGAAGACTGGATTCGCGAGGGGTCTTATGGTGCATCCTACGAAAATGATGCCAAGTATGTGGAACTAGGTGAACTTTTGATCAAAGAACCGAATGGTAAAATTAGCAGGTTTCTTTTTGACGAGAAAAGCGGCAACGAAATCTGCACTCAATTGGATCGATACAACCGCATGAGTGACTGCCTAGCGTTGTTTAGCGTTGAAATTGGGTCAGGTAGCCTCATGTCGAGCCGAGGTGCTGGGCGCGACTTGTACAATTCGCATATCGCAATCGATAAGGCGCGAAATCTAGTGCAGGACAATGTATACTTGAAGGGAATGTTGTTGCTGAAGAAAACGGCAACCGCAAAACCCGGCATTGCACCTCTCACAGTAATGCATCCTGTGGCTTATGTTGCCGAGGGATACGAGGTCGTACCGCAAAATGCGCCTGCCGATGTCGATGACTTCTTAAAACTCGACCAATTCATCTCTGGATTAGCTGAAATTCAGCTTGGAACCTTCCTTCCTTCGTCCGCTTTAGGTCTTACAGGTGGCGACAAGACGGCATCCGAGATTAATCGTGTTGCGGCTATTGAAAATCAGATTCGCGAAGGTATTTTGATGAGGTGGAGCAAGCAATATTCGCTTGCCGTTGCACGAATGCAGAGAGGCATCTGCCATCCAGAACATATTAAAGCGGCATCCGAGATCAAAATGCTGTTGGACATCGCTAGAATGTCGAATCCTGACGCAGTATGGGCCAAAAAAGAGGTCTTGGAGGCTTTCAAGGGGTCCGAACTAGAGATGCCATCTTTCCTAGTGCCATTTGAACTGCCATCGCACCTTGACGAAGACGCAGTCAACGCTTGTTTGGCTATGCTGGACCGCAATTTGCCGCCTAGCGACATTGTTTTGATGGCATTTAGCCCAGCGCAGGAACTAATCCCTGACAATACTGTGCAGGAAGGCGCGATTCTTGATCTTTTGATCCAACGCTACACAGGAAATCCTGCGATTAACCAAGATGAACTGATTAAACTCGATTGGTCC